CTAGCATTAAATTAGGATTATGATATGTCCATGCAAATTGATAATTTTCTGCATTTTTATTATCATATCTTCCTATCATACTAAACGCTTCAATTTTATCATTATCGTAGTAAGCTATAATATCATTGTTGTAAAATTCGCTTTCGAACAATGGCATTACACTTTTAAATTTCTTATATTCACAATAGGTCTTATAGATACCTTGTAAATATTCAACGTCTATTTCATCATTAGTTAATATTTTTGCATTCATCAAACCGCTATAGTTTGTTTGCATCAAATTAATTCTACAGAAACGCAATCGTATTCCTCCTCTTCATCATATTCGAGGATGTTGTCTGGTAATTTTTTTCCAGTAATGTTTTCATATTCGTCCATCAAATTTTTATTTCTACGTTTAATCATCCACCATTTTTCATCATAATTTAATTGTTCTAGTTTTGCGTATGCTTGTAGTAATCGTACAATACGTACTCGTATATTATTATTTTTATAAACCCAATTTTTTGTTGCATCATCTCTTATACCCATATCGTGTGCCATGGCAGTAATAGGAGTGCCGCTGTATAATTGCATAGTTGGGCCGAAACTAATTCTACGCATATATTTAAATCCGTTTAGAGGATTTATTTCAAAAAAACCTCTTTCTTTTAAATTATCAAGCATAGTAAGTGTTTCCTGAAAATCTTTTTTAGTTTCTGTAGGATAGCCTACAAGCATCATAATGCCAATTTTTACATTATTAGCTTTCAGTTGCTCAAAAGTATACCACATGTCTTCGTTTGTAAAACCCTTTTGCATATGGTTTCTTACAGCTTCGCTTGCAGATTCAATACCTATAGATACCATATTAGCTCCGCCGCGTTTCATAAGTGTAAAGTCTTCCGGCGGCATTTGTGTTTTACTACGAGCAATAAATTGGCTTTGCCAACTCCAGTCTTTGTCTCCTGTTTCTTTTCTATAGTCGGCTAGCGTTTTACACATATCTCTAAATGCCTTCATGCTTCCGTTTACAAGACTATCTGTAAATTCAAATGCTTCAATATTATTGTTTTTACGAACATCAATAATTTCTCCAGCAATATGTTCTCCGCTTCTAAATTTATATTTAGGCCACATTGCTGCAACATCACAAAAAGTGCAATTTCTTACACAACCTCTGCTACCAGTAATATAAGCAATTCTTTCAGGACTTTGTTCTATACTATAATCGTCCCAATTAATATCTTCATAATTAGGATAAAGGATTGTATCTAAGTCAAGTATTTGATGACTGCTGCCGTCTATTCCGGGATGATCAAAATTTTCATTTAATAAACTAATTAAACTTTCTTCGCCATCTCCTTTAATAATATGGTCAGCATAATCAGCAATTTGACGTTTAATATTACTATCAGTGCCTAACTCCATATTAAAGGTTCCTGCACCTCCAATAATAATCTTTTGTTCTGGACATATTTCTTTAATGCGTCTGCCTAAAAATTTTGCAAATAACGCCGAGTAATTACTGAAAATACTTAAACCTATATACTTTGTATTGTAAGATACTAAAGTTTCTGCCCAATAGTTTACTCTAGACTCTATATTAGGATAAAACTCTAACCATTTATCAAGTTTATACCAGACTTGATCTGCTGCAAACCAATGATGTTCATAATCTTTTCCTAAATGATGAAACATATCTATATTGATATCCATCACAGTTGCATCAAATCCATTCTCTTCACAATGTGCCTTTAACACAGAAGGCCCTACAGTAGGAGCATCAGGCTGAATTTTTGGCAGTATGCAGATTATAATATCTTTCATCTTTTCTTCTTTTTCAACTTTTTTGTTATTCTTAAATCAGTACCGCAGTTACACCAGTCTCGAGGACATATTTGCATTTTCTTTTCAAGTTTATAACCTGTGTTAATATTTCCTATTTTACCAAATGCTTTACATTCAGATCCGTATATATCTCCATTAGCTTCTATACCAATGTAGTCTATTCCTGCAGCACATAGCCAACCTTTAAAATTATTTTTCTTTTGGCTTATGAGTTTTCTAGTGTCAATTTCTTTACCAAACAATCTTGTACTTTCGTCCCAAATTTTATTATACTTGCCAACATGCTTACTATTACTTATATAGTTCAATTGTTTTTTATTGTATGCTGATAGTACTTTTCCTGAACCTGTCCAGTCAGACACTACTTTCATCCACATTATACAAGGTATGTTTTTTTCTAAAAAATACTGATGTACTTTTTTAACTTTTGTAAAATATTCTGGAGGACACATAAGATAAAGAACTATATTATAGCCTTTTTCTGACAGTATATTTATTACTTTTTCAATATGTAAATAGTCTGCAAATTCAGGATGGTAACTAATAACTACTTCAGATACGTTTGCTCTCCAATCTTGCCAGTAACGCAACGTCCTACTTGCATTTGTAGAAAAAGTAATAAAAGTATTATCACCGGTTGTATTTAAATCATTACAAAATTCTTCAAATTGCGGCCAAAGAGTAGGCTCGCCTCCCATGATATCAAATTTCAATGGAAGATCTTCTCTAAATTCTTTTGCTATTTTTATAATTTTACTATAATCCGACTTCCATCTGTCGTACCCTGCATTTAATTCAGGAATACAATAGCTACACTTATAATTACAATATGTATGTGATACCCAAGTAATACTTTTATATCTAGGTATTGTATCGAGTCGTAAACCCAAAATTACTCCAATAACAAATTAACATTTTTTCCAGGGCCTACTTTACTTGGCAAATCGCCATATTTTTCAATGTACCATTCAATTACTGCTTTGTACCAATTTTGACTATTATGGTGTGCTTGTTTATTAAATTGCCATATATTATTATTTGTAGCCTGTATGGTATTTAGTGCTCTTGCACTTTCTAATTGTAGATCTCTGAGAGACAACTTATCTAAGTTCATGGTCTTCCTATCATCATAAAACGTTTGTATCCATATAATTCTTTTTCACCTGCATACTCAATTCTGCCCATAGGAAATTTTTTCTTCATATGATCTAAACTATGTACACATAAGTGGTGTTCTGGTATATCAAATAGATTATTTGTTTGAATTACAAATAATGGATCTGTTTCCATAGGACGATTAATAAATTTATGATACCAAAGACTACTCATGTGTTCTGCGCTTGTATTTACAATCAAATCTGGAACGGTTTTTTCTTGAAAGGATGTATCCTTTGAATAATTTTTTACTTCGTATTCTACACCTGTTCTGTTTACCCAAGACATGTTTTGTAATTCTTCTGAATCAGTATTTAATGGTAATCTCACATTTCCCGACTTTACACAATAATTATCAATACAGTCTAAATTAAAAATGCTATCACTAACTTCTGCTGCGACTGGATCGCATTCTAAAATTCTTAGTTTATCATATTTTATTCCTGCTTTATCAAAATACAATCGACTTTGACCAAACCATCCTGCGTGAACATGAATCATTTTAAAATTATTTTTTATTTTAGAAAGTTCGTTTACCATCCAAACTTTACTTTTTACTTGTCCTCGACTAAATGCATCTGCTAAAATATTCATATCATAGTTGTTACGCCCGTATTTGTGAAAAATATCTAAAATAGGCACATTTTTTAATCTTTTCCTCATAATACTAATTGTTTCTACAAAATCTATAGGATCGCTGTCTAATAATTTAAAATAAAAATTAAACCTAGATAATCGTTCATTATTATCACCTACATCAGATAAACATAAATTTTTTACACTATTTGCTCTGTTATCACTAAAATATACACTTATTAGCTGATCTATAAAGAGTTTACTTTCTGTATCTCTATCAAAGTCAAAATATTCTTGTAGCCCGTATAACCAACTAGGAGGTTGACTCATTATATTTCTCCTTTAACCACTCAAAATCATTAATTTTTTTCAACGCTTCGATATTACCTTTATTTGATTCTCCGTACTCTCTGCCAGAAAGTGCTCCTGCAATAGCATAGTTGCCAAAAGGTCTATCTTTACCTACACTACACCATACATCTAACCTATCTTCGGTTTCTTTGTCTTTTTGTCTATCGATAACTTTTGAAGATAGTTTACAACATTCTCTAAAAGCACTACGCCAAGTATTAAAAGAATCTGTATTAAAAGCAGTAATATTACTTACTTGATGTATCTTTTTAAATTTTGTACTAATACTTGTTGTCATATCAGGTTTAGTGGTATCCATATCAGCTGTTAGTTTTCTAGGTAATAACTTAACTGCTCCATAGCCGTATACTAAATCATTTATTGGATTTATACTATCACAAACATGTACTACATCTAAATCCCATTTTGAAACTTCATAACTAAAATCAAAATTATCATCTATTATAGCATCTCCATCTACGACCCAAAACATCTCAGTATCGCACATATTTGCAGCAATCTGATGTGCTTGATGGATACCTTTAATATTGTTTAATCTTTTTGCTTCTGGATACTTTTCTTTTAATCTTTTAAAGTTTTCGTCTGCATTAGATTCTCCGTAAGTAATCATTACAATATCATACTTAGAATTTTTTAAGATATCTTTACTTGAATCGATTACTAAACTACTCTTTAATCTAGGTGGATTCCTATAAACTGTTTTAAAGAAAACACTTTGCTGTGCATCTAACGGTTTTGCAGATATAGGAACATTTAATTCGTTAATAAGTAAACTGCCTAAATTTTCTGTTTGCTTGTCTATGTCAGCAATATCTTTATTATCCCAATAATTGTTTAGCCATTCAAAATCACGTACATTAATATAATCCCAGTCTGTACACATAGTCTTATATAAACCTTCTCTTGCACCGTGTATTGCCCAACGTCCATTTTTAACATCTATTCCTACCATTAACCAAATATACAATCTAGTTAAATTTTTCCAATGACTAGTTAAAAGTTCTTCTTTAGATACTTTTGCGCCTTCTGATAAAGCCATTTTAACACCTTCACGAAATCCTGCTCGCCAGGCTTGTTGAGGAGTTTCGTTGTTATGGACTGTAGAAAAGCATCCGTCTTGCTGAATATATTGCATGTCCCAACAAAAATCTACTTGAGCACGAATGTTATTAACCTCTGCATTTTCGTGTGTTTTCATATCTAAAACATGTTGTTTAGGCCAACATTTTATTCCACCATTGCCATAAGTTAATCCATTTATAATATTTTTTCCGCACCAACTTATTACTGCTTTAGATAAATCAGCATGATCATAAAATATAATTTCTTGATTTAAAAAATCCGAATTAATAATGTTGTCGCCGTCGATAGTAATAAATCTTTCAGTTTCTGAAAGTTCTGCACAGGCTTTGTGTGCTGAATCAGATCCCTTTACTCCATGTACTCGTTTAGCCCATGGAACTTTAGAGCATAAATCTGCATAATTTTTTTCAGCATTTGGCTCGTCATAACTAAGATATATAATATCATAATCTTTAATCTTTAAAGTCTTCACTTAAAACTCCTTTATTGTATAACTATCAAATTTTTTATTTGTGTATATACTATAATTCTTATTTAAAAAGTCATTATTATCAAAAGGTATTATAACAGTATTATCTAAAAGATCCTTAATATTAACAATTAATGTTCTATATAGCAAATGCGGATCTCCTTTACTAGTTATACTAAAGTATAAATAATCCGAAGCTACTGATTCTATTTTATCATATTGCTTATACAAATCTTCTGTAACACAAATTTTCCAAATTTTGTTTTGGAAATCTTTTATAATATGTATTTCTGCATCGTCATGACTGCATGTTATTTCAACAAAATTATTTTTTAAATTTTCTATTTTTGCACTATCTTTTTTTTCTAGTTTGTATTTTTTTTCTTGCTTATTCCAAACTACAAAATAATTTATTATGTGTTCTTTACCTGAATTAAATTCTGCTGCTACATTATTTGTAATTTCAAAAAAATCGTCACTATCGTTTGTGTGATTTTTTATTGCAAGAACACTGCCTGTTTTTTTATCGTAATGACAATACCAAGCTGGTTTTTGATGTGCTATAGCATTTAATCTAGCAAATTTCTTTTTAAAGTTTGTCGGCACTTAAATATCTCTCATACTTGTTTATAAGTTCATCTGTTACAAAGCTATCTTCTACATAATGAAAAATTGTACTTTGTTTGTAATTTCCAATTTTTAAATTTAAATCATCATCCATATATGCATTTACATACTCTTGCCAACTATCTCTTACATTACTAAATCCTTGATGAAATGTTTTCATGTGTGTAAAATTAACATCTTTTATAAAATTGTTTGTTACTTGATGTTTAAGGCCTAACATTTGTATTGCTAATGCTGCACTTACGTCAATACTCGCCCATTTTTGAAAAGCATTTCCGCCAATATGTTCAGCATAAATCATTTGCCAATTATTGTTAATATGTTTTAAACATTTGTAGAATTTTTCTGTAATATTAGATTTTTTAAAATAGTGAACTCCTACATAGATGTTAGGCAGAAAATATCTTAAAAACGCTTTCCTATAATGCCACATACCTTCTTTTATTTTTTCATTCCTAAAAGTTTTAACATTAGTTGTAAAAAATAAATCGTAAGATTTGAAATGATCCCACCAGTGAGTAATATCTTCTAATACTAGCATATCTGTATCTAATACAATAGTTTCTTCAAAAGGAGTACACGTATAAATTTTCCAACGATTTTCAATTTTCCATACAGAATCTTTTGCATCGTCTGAACCAGGTATATCTATTATATAATCAAATACTTTTTTATATTCTTGCGGTACTACTTCGTTTGTTATTAAACAAGTTTTATTAAATTCTTTTTGTGTTGCTTTTATACTACATGCTAGAAGATATGCTTGTTTTACATAATTTACTTTTTCGTTATTTTGGGCTAGAAATACAAATCCTTTAGACATTTTTAATTCCTTTGTATAATCTATCTAAACTAAACTTATTCATAACATGTACATCTAATGTATCTGTCTTATGTAACACATAATCTGTTGACTTAGGTTTTCCTGTAAGAAAAGTTAATCTTTCATTTTCTAGATTATGTAAAATATCTCTGTCTAAAGTATAAAATATCTTACTTGGCATAGACTGAAATAAATTAAAATTACCGTAATCATTCATGATATGTATGGCTATACTAAATGCATAATCATTTCTATACATTGTTCTAGGTAAATTATACAATAAAACGTAATGATACCAGTTAGCTTGTATATGTTTTATCAAATCAAAAAACACTTTATTTTTTTCAGTTTTTTCAAAATATACAACTGTAGCCCAGTAAAAGGGTATTCCGCCATCACTTACATATGAAAACTCTTTGTTATATTTTTCATCTAAATCTGTACCTAAATATTTACTATCTTTAAATATTAAAAAATCATAAGACTGATTAAAACAATTTTTTAATTTATCACTACAAATAATATAATCTACATCCATTAAAAGAGTATTATCATACGGAGAATAATCATAAGCAAAAGGACGTTTGTTATTTTTAAAATTAAGAATTTTTTTATCTGTTAATCCGTCATGATATACTCTATTATTAGAAATTAGATCATCATCTATTTCAATAATTTTATCAAATACTCTAGTAGCATCATTAAAATTATTTAAGAGATATTCTTTATCTTTTGTTACAATAGAAGTTGGCAAATTTAAATATTTGTTAATACGCTTTGCAAGTTCATAGGCCTGTAAAACATAGTCAACATCTTGATTATTATCTGCAAATAATAAAACACCATTAGTCATCAAAAACTATGTCCTCAACACTTCTTTTTTTTGTTAGACTAGAATATTTTTCATAATAATTTTTAGATTCAAAAAGATATATTTCTAATATTTCATTATAAAATTCGATAAGATTTTCAATTAGAATAGGATCTTCATTTTCGTCTATCAAAACTATATTTTGTGATTGATTATTATCAACTAGTATTTTACAAAATGTAATTAGATTATACGAAATTCTAAATGTACCTTTGTTTTTATAAAATAAACAACTTCCATTAAAGGACTCTCGGGCTTGATGCTTTTCTTTCTCGAGTGTTAGATGATAATTTGTAAATTCGAGTGCTTTTTCTAATTTAGAATCCATAATTATACTCCTGTTTTAATTATATTATACAGGAATACTTTCTAGTTGTCAAGAGTTTTATAGAGTGGTTCCAGTAGCATTTGAGCTTGTAGTTGGCGCATCAATCTCAATCACATTGTTAGCATCTTGGGCTCTAAAAATTTGAATAGTGCTTGTTAATGTTCCGTCAACTGATGGGTCAACGGCTGGTTCTACTTTACCATCTGCGAATGTTGCTCCGCCATAGTCGTCGTCGGCATCAGTAAATGTTGCTCTTAAAGTAATGATAGTAGGATTAGTTGCATCATCAACTTTTGCCGTTAATGTTAAAGTGTTAACTGCATATGTACTACCTGTAACACTAAGTATAGTTTGTTCTGTTGTGGTTAGATCAAAAAATCCAATATTAGAAGTGGTTACACCTGTGCCATCACCTGTAATTGTTGTTGCAGTTCTATTCATTTTAACTGTGCCAATATATGTTGATAACATATTTGTCCAGTCAGTATTTTTTGTGTGAGATGCGCCGCCAGAACGAGAACCATACCAACGAACTTCGCCGCCTGTATTAAAAAATGCTCTAGCATGATTAGCTGCTGTAAGAGTAGCAGTGTTCCCACTATCAGACGTTTTAGATTGTCCTGCAAAAGTAACTGTCATGTAGTGATCTAAAGTTTCAAATGCCCCGTATCCCCAATCTGTTGTACGTTCTTTAGAACTTGCTGCGTCTGCTGCAATATATCCGCTATCTACTAAATTTCTATCACTTACAGCATTTGCAGCTTCAGAAATATAATCGTTCCAACCTTGTTGTAACAATGTAAGACTTCCAACATCTGTTCCGCTTGCATCTGCACCAATGATATTACCTACACTTACTTCTTGCACAGCAAATCCAGTTCCGCCTACTTGATGTAATCTACATGTATAAATGTCTAAATAAAGTTTGTTTAGATCATCCGCTGTAACAGTTGCACCTTCTGCTACTGCGTTACTTTCTAAAGGTTGACCATACCCTTGATTAGATGCTGCATTGCCTTGTGTTCCTTGTGGTACTCCTAACACATTGTTTATATCATTTCTAATATTGTTATAGTCTGTATCTTGGATTATTCCGCCAACTGCTACCATATTTTTTCCTTAACACTTAATAAAACATTCAACCAGTCTAGGAGTGTCACTCGTTCCGGCATCTTCTTCTAGTATATATCCAACACGCTTTAATTGCAATGACATATTTGGTTCTGTAGTTCCAATTCCATCTTCTTCATCTAAATATACTATTCCGCCCATTTTTGCTTGGCCTTTTACAAGTACAGGTACTCTTCCTACTAAACCAACAGCTTGTCCGTCAGCTTCTGAATTCATTAAATAAGCAGGTGCAGCACTAATAATACCTATAGGATCAGCACCCATTACATGCGCTGGGCCAATTTCAGTGTTACCAGGGCCGCCAGTAATTGCAACAATAGTTCCGATTGGTAAATCATTGTTTTCGCTTTTGTAAATTTCTGCAAGGTCTGCATATTTTGCTTGTGCAGCTATACCAAATAGTGTATTAGCAGCAATATTACCGCTATCGTCTCTTGCTACAATAGTATTTTCGTCAACTCCTGGATTGTAAGTGTATGTAGCGCCGATATATTCTCCATTAGCTACTGCTCCTACAAGCATTTCGTTTGATCTATCGGCTACACCTTTAAATGCTTCGGCATGTACTTCGTTCCATTTATTTGCAACTGTGCCAATATTTCTATTACCTTGATCACCTGGATTAGAAGTATAACCTGGTTGTAAACTATTATTGTCTACACGTAAAATATTAGTATATCCATTACCATTATATGTACTAAATTTAAGCAACTGTTGATTCATACGAATGTGGCCTTCATTGCCACCTGCGCCGTCAATAAAAATAGATAAATCTTGATCGTTACCTATTGTAATACCACTATCATTAAAGTTTACAAGTGCATTAAAATTAGCTTGATCAGATCTAATATAATTACTTGCATCGATGCCGCCTAACTTTTGTGCATTAGTTGCTGTTCCATAGAAAAAGTATTCTGAATTAATGCCGTTTTGATCGTTACCTTTTAGTGTAATACCTTTTTTAATACTTCTGTTTTCGTCAACAAACCCATTATACTCGGCAAATTGTGTGCCGACGTCTTTAATTGTAAAGTTTTCGTTACTAAAAATTGCAATTTCTTCGTTATTAACAACAGCAACAACAACCGGTTTAGATGTGTTATCGTTTGCAATTATTTCTTTAGATTGCATTTGTGTAAGACCTTCACCTGCATCTTGGGGTCCGATAAAGGAAAAGTCTACACCGTTGTAAACATATAGCTGTTTGTTCTCTGTGTCAAACCATAAATCGCCTAGTGCTAATCCTACAGGTTGACTATTTGCAGTAGTTGTACCGCCTGTGGTTTTCCAAGCGCCGCCGTCATAGAATTTTAATTTATTTTCTCCGCTATCATACCAAATCTGACCTGCAATTGGTCTAGGCGGTTGTTGCGCACTTGCAAAATTCTCTAACAAAAATACAAAGTTTTCGTTTTGTATTTCTCCATATCCTGCAAAGTTTTTACCAATTAATTTAATATCAGTAGAATTATCTACTGTACCGTCGGCAATGGTTGTTAGTGTTGCCCCGTTTGTTTTTTGTATGCTATATGCCATTGTTGACCCCTAGTTAATAATGTATTTATGCTAATATTATAATTATGGCTGTGACACAACCTCTGTTGATTGGAACGCCCATACTTTGTTTCCTAATCCGTCATCTTCTACTCTATATACTCTAACTTCTCTTTCTACACCTGTGCTTAAATGAAAGATGCAGTGTATTCTTGCAGCAGTATGAATGTTTCTGTCACTAGCAGGCGCAATTTGTTCAATCCAGGTAGCTGTTATAGACTGATCGTATTTGCTGTCTTGTCCGTAATTTGTCATGTCTATTGCCAGAGATACAACTGTATCTCTTGTTTTTATATCTACATAAGATTTGTTAGCAGCACTATTAGGTGCAGTAGGTGTAGCAACTCCGCTTACTTGTATATCAGCACTGTTATTTGTCAGTATTAAACTGCCATTAATATCCATTGTAAAAGAACCATTTGTACTAAGCGTATTACCTACAATATTTGGACCGTTTTGAATAGTAAGGTCTACAAGATCTCCTAATTGTTCTAAATTACTTTCAGTTACTGTTGTTCCTATTGTTGTTTGGTTTATGATAGGCAGATTTTGAATCTTGTAACCTTTTCCGGCAGTTAAATTCCAATGATCGTTTGCAGTCCAATAATTTCCGTTTATAACATCAACTGTCCAAATAATTGTATGATCAGAATTGCCTTTTAAAGTAATGCCGCCACCGTTTGCAAATGCGTCTGTAGGCGTTTCTGTGGCCGCTAGATCTATATTTTTATCATCAACTTCTAAGGTTGCTGTATTAACAATTGTACTTGAACCATTAACAACTAGATTGTTTTCTACTGTAAGGTCACCATTGACTGTAACATCTGCTCCGCCGACCGAAGGATAAAATTCTATTGATTTATTGCCAGGATTTATATCTATTGCAATTTCATCAGTAGCACTACTACCTCTTAATGAAAACTGCATTTTTCTATTAGAGTTGTTATTTTTAAATACAGTATCTCTAGAACTATTTACAAATAATTTAAAATATTCTTGAGCGTTACCTACTGAAAGGCCTCCATCATTTTTTATTCGTATAGTACCTGTTGTAGTGTCATTACTGTCTGCTCTTAATAAGCTGTTGATGTTTACGCCAGAAATACTTGTTGCATCAGTAGCTGTACCGCTAAGAACAGGATTTGTAGATCCTAGAGTGTTTAAAAAGTTTATACCTGCTAAAATATTTTCTGTTGTTAGACCGACAATTGTTTGTAGTGGTTTAAATTCTTCTTTGCTTGCAATAGCAAATCTTTGACCAGCAACATATAAAGAAGATATAGTTTTAATTTCTCCACCATCATTAAGTATGTCTTCTGTAATAAATCCTGATTTACCTTGAGCTGATGTATAACTAGGTCCAACTAATGTAGGTTCGTTTATGCCGTCACTAAAATAAAATTGTTTATCAGCAGTGTTTATCCATGTATCTCCTGCTACCATTACCGGTGTTGTTGCAGAAAGTATCGGTCCTCCACTTGTTCTCCATGATTTTGTAGTACCGTCATATACTTTTAATCTAGATTCCCCAGTGTCCCACCAAATTTGTCCTGGTAATGGAGATGTAGGAGCACTACTATTAGCAAAATTTTCTAATATTTTAATAAAATTTTCATTTATAGTTTCTCCAAATCCTGTATAATTTCTACCAATTAATCCGATACTTGTAGTTGTACTATCTAACAATCCGTCTGCTAGTGTAGTCAGTATAGATCCATTTGATGTATTGAGGATATAGCTCATTCTAATTCTCCATGATATATAATATAGTTTACAGTCTGATACGGAGGCATTATATTAATTGGTTCATTAACAGGTTCGTTAATATTATCTCTATAAATTATACCAGTTCTATTTAAACCAGAGGTTGTTGCTGCAATGTCTTGGGCTAATCCTAAGGTGTTGCTTACACCTTCAGCTGTTGTGTTTGCTTCTGTATCCGTTACAGCATAAAATTGATCGACACCTACATTACTATCGGCATTTGTTGATTCAAATTTGTGACGGTGTTCTGGTAAATTACGTTGTCTAATAGTTAGTTCACTGGTTTTTGCATTGCTCAATCCTAATGTATCTGCAGATGTATCTAAAGTTCTATTAGCAGACGATCCTCCCATGTTATCTGCACCTAACGGTAATCTCCCTCTTAAATCAGGTAATTTAAAATTACCCGAAGTTACAGTGCTAATAGGACCATAATTATATCCTATAACAAGAAAGAGAGATTCGTAATCTATAATTAATACTTCGCTACCGTCGCATAATTTCCAACCATCAGGAGCAGTTGGGCCACCAAAAGGAACGATTGTACCTACCGGAATTTGCGGCAATGCTGCTCTAATTATATTAAATGGTACTTTGAAAAGTTGTCCACCACGCTGTATAAGATATGTATCAGTATCAGCAGCCGTACTTACAGTATCTTTATTAGTAACAAACGTACCAGCAATATCTGCAGATATAGTAATATTTTGTGTGCCATCTATTTCAAATGGCTCACTACTGATATCACTATTAGCACCGCCAAACTGCACCTGTATAGGAGAATCCCATCTTTGCGCACTTGTAGCTCTACCTTGGAAATTTCCTAGTAATGTTTCTGCAATAACTGTATTTGTATAAACAGTATTGTATGGACTATTAACAGATCCTATTTCACCTTGTGTTGTACTCGGAGTAATAGAATTACTAATAACAGAAGAAGTGTTTAGTGTACCAGCTGTAATCTCACCTGTAAATGTACTAGTGCCTGTAACGTCTAAGTTTCCAGTAATGTCTGCATCACCTTGTAGAGATAAATCTCCATTTTCTCCTTGCACATCAGTTCCTGTAACTTTAATGTTTCCTGCAACATGTAGTGCTTCGTCTGGATTTGTATTGATACCTACTCTTTCAGTGCCCTGTACTCGCAATACTTGTTTTGTATTACCGTTTGCATTTGTAACACTTATATTAATATTACTGTTTTGGCTGCTATGTTTAATGTTACCGGTAACACCGCCGACTTCTAAACGCATAGAACTATCTAATCCTACACTTAATCCTTGGTTGCTTCTAATAGTTAATGCTTCGTTGCTTATATTAGCTTGATCTTTTCGCATAAATTGATTGCCGGGGACACTTGTTCCGTCTACAACTAAATTATTAGACCTATCTGCAATACCGTTTATAATTACATTAGATGAAACATTTAATCCTGCTTTGATTGTTGTAAAACCTGGAATAAAGTTTTTTGGCGTAAATGTTTCAGTACTAACAATACCAATAGGTTGGCCTGCTGCATACAAAAACAATACTGTTTTTTCTAAATTACTAACATCAACGATAACATCAGCTTTAGCACCTGTAATCAAACCTTCTGAATATTCAGGACCTATTAAGACCCAGTTAGTTCCATTCCATAAATATAATTGTTGTGAACTTGTGTCGCTCCATAAATCTCCAGGAGAACTAATAGCACCTGCTGGACGTACTGCACCAGATTTTAAACCGCCTGCATCTAACCAGTTTGCACCATTATAAACTTTTAATCCGCCTGCTGCACTGGTGTCGTACCATAATTGTCCTATACTTGGTTCTCTAGGTGCCGTTGTAGCTGCAAAATTTTCTAAAAGATGTAGCAAACTTTCATCAATTTTTACACCGTAGCCTGGATATCCTCTACCTGGTAAATCTAAACTTGTTTGCTGGTTAATGGTATTATCTTCAATTGTTAAACTTTTGATTCCATCACTGTAAAAAACTTGAATTGCCATTTATTAACCCTCACTAAACCCTGTTAAACTTTGAACTCTTACAGTATAATCAATTTGTATCAGTCTGTTTAAACTCTTTTGTACAGGATGGAAAATGACATGTGTTAATAGTCTACCTGTACCGTTTGGAGAATAACTTTTTAATCCTAGCTCGTCAAATACATAAAGACTTTCTGTATTTGTAGCATTATCAAAAGCGTCTTGTCCGTCTGGTTCGCCGTAATCTAACAAACAACTAATGTATACATCTGTATAGTTTGTTCCACTTACGTGTCTTGTTTCTATTTTGTTGCGTATAGGATCAAGATTATTTACACTTCTATCGTCTACAACTTTACTGAATGTTTCTTTGTATAGGCTTGCATTTGTTCCAGTACTGTTAGGAGTAAGATATGTAATTATTCCTGTTGGATCTACACTTGTTCCGCCATTTCCAAAGGCCATTTCATATATAAACCCTTGACCTGCATTTCCTAAACTTTCTGCAAGTGCAATACTCATATTCTCATAATGGATTGCATTTGGTTTATCGATTAGAACTTCACCCGATGTAGGATCATGTATTTTTATATGGCCTTTGACATAAACGCCGCTATGTTCATTTGTTTGTTTCATCATTTTCCTTGTCCTATACTATATTTATTCAGGTAAGTCCTGAGTTGTAGATCTTATAAATTGCGGTATTATACCTTCTGCATTTGCAAGTTTTTCACCGTTTGGCACCCAGGTTTGGCCTGTTTTCTTTATAATCTTTACATCTAATCCGCTATCATAAGTTTTAGTAATTCTTACTCTTCCTACAGGATTATCCTCAGTACCATAATTGTAACCGTTTACACTAAATTCTGCTTCATATGTGATATTTGTTTTTGTTTCTGGATTATATTCAACGTGTGGAACCTTACGTAATCTCTTACCGCCAACAAAAACTTCTATTTCGTTACACTGTCCATAACTCATAGGAATTGTTTCTCTATACCAATCAGTTGTAAGTGTAGTCGAATCAAGTGTAGGCACATATGCAACTTCAAATTCAATAGTAGTGTCGTCTGTTTTGTATGTTGTTACATTTATATTATCATTATATGGAACAGTATGGCTGATACTTTGATCAATTACAGGAGTATCAATCGGATATAAAGATTTTACTCCAGTACCTTTTGTGCCTCGACGAATTTGTCTTAGTGTATTTCCTATTTTAATAAAGTATTCTATACGTTCACCATCAATATATATTACGCCCGGTGCGTTTTCATCTTTTGAAGGTGTTGCAAGTCCTGCTGTTGTGTTTAGCACAATATTTTTATCAAAATAATTTAAATCTTGCGCTAATTTATATGTTCTGTTGTTTGTTAAACGCTTATACTCGCTTCTATTTGTAATATCTTTAAATATTCTATATCCAAAACGTGTACCGACTCTATCACCAGCAAATTCTAATACTTCGATGCTATCATTATCATTTAAACTTTCTTTGTAAATTAAAGTTTGTTTGTTATCAGATAACTTGTAGTCATAATTAGGAATTTGTAGTTTTCCATTTACAAATAACCAAACGTACTCTGCTCCATTAGCCTTTTCTCTAAGATCAATATTGCCTGCTTTTAATCTTTGATAAAGAGCATACTGATCACTTTCAACAGCAATATTTTGATCAAGTGCAATATCATAGTGGTATCTTTCGAATAATTGATTTCTATCATCACCTAAAGTGTAAACTTCGATCAAACTATTTTGTGCTGGAGCAGATCCTAACACAAGATTAATACCGTCAGCTGACGTTATACTAAACTCTTCTTCTCCTAAGATAAAGATTTTTAAGATATCGCCATTAGATGCTACTCCTGGAATCAAACTAAAGATATTAGTTTGCTCGTCCCATAAAAATCCTTGTTCGTATTCTAGTAAAACATTATTCAAAAATACCTTTGCATTTAGTATATCAAAACTTCCTGTAGGTATTTGCCAATTATCAATTTGATATTGGTTTACTGAGTTGTTTACTACAAATCTTTTATTATAACCTTGGTTTAAAAATACTCCATCTTTAGATACAAGAGTATTTGTATAAATCGGACTAGTAAGTGTAAACGGTAGTGGATTTAATTCAAATTGTAAACTTGATCCGTCACCTACTAATGTCTGTATGTTAATTTGCGATACTGGAATATCATCTGAACTTAGTATTGCATAGTAGATATAATCGTCTGCGACAGGTGGTTCGCCAAATTCAATACCCACTAACCCTGCATCTCTTCCGTATTCGTTAGTTGTTTTAAATAATCTATGCGGAACTGTAACACCATTAACACTTACTAATGCACTTATACCATCTTGATACTTGACATTAGTAATATACTCGCTAGTACTACCGTCTGCTGTGAAGTTATCAACATCTAATATATTGCTTAAACCGCTATCAATTGTAAAGATCGATATTCTATCGCCTGCAGTTAATTCTGTAGAAATAGATACTTGTCTTTGTTTATAATTAATTTCAAAATCGTCATCACTTAAAATATTATTGTTTACCTTTATTAAACAGCCTTTTGTACTACTTGGATTAAACCCTATATCAAATATTGTTGTACTATCGTCATAATAATAAGTTCTGTTAGCAATGATACTTCCGCCATCATCTGGTCTATGGTAAACGCTTATATCTAAAGTGTCTGCTACATGTCCAGGTAATACTTCTTCAGGTCCTTTACTTGTATTAATAGTAACAAATCCATCACCATCTATAACAATATCTTCAGCTAATAATCCGCTTGCTGAAGAGTATGCTAAATCACCACCAGACAGTAATGTATCATAACTAGATGATTCTGGCAACTGACTGCCGTCACTAGTAGACTTTCTTAGTATTATTTTTGCATCAGGCAAATTGTTAATACCACTTTGTGTGTGTTTTTTAACAAAAGATTCAAATAAAGCTACATCAGGAAAAGTAAATGTGCTAGATCCGTCACCTATAACCGGTGCCATAAAGGCCTTAGGATTATCTGTTAATAACAGAGAGCTTGTACCGTCAAACCTTGGGTCATCAACTCTAATACCGTCTATATAAACATTATATTCTTGATCTTGTTCAAGTGTTTGACCTTCCGGAAGATTAAATGTGCTTGTGCTTCCGTCTGTGTAAAATACAAAATCTTCGCCAGTTTCGACATAATTACTCCATGCAAATGTATCCCAAGTAGACTGATCCCAACCTGTAACTGTTTCTTCTTCAAAATTAAACGAACTTACTTCTACACCACCATAATCTATGCCGTCCATCAATTGACTTACGTCTTTACCTAGCATACCAGATTCTGGTTTGTAGAAATTGTTTATTCTATCTACTATGTTAAGACTATTTGCAGACTTTTTATAAGTTACTGTCAGTACACTATTGTGTGTAGGAACTGTAGTAAGTTTAATAAATCCTACTGAATCTACAAATCCATCTCTAAGTTGACTGTAAAAGTTTTGATAGTATTGATCATTTACAACTAAACCATAAGTGTCTTGAGATGCTACTACATTGTTAATTTCTACATTTCCGTAAGTGTATTCACTAGATAGTAATTCAACTCCGTCTAACAATACACTAACATTACTTTTACGTAAATCCATTTCAAATTTTAGATTGTAAGTAGATTGCGAATCTATAGCAGTTATATTTTCTATAACTTCTATATTATTTGTTTCGCTTGCACTAGTAATTCTATCAAATTTTACTACATCAGTAAACGACCTTACTACGCTGTTTCCAATGTGTGCAACTACACGAGGTTTTCTATTGTTATCACCTGTAGGGTCTTCTACAAACACTGTTGGCGTTGTTAAGTATCCCAAACCTGGATTAGTCACTTCTATTGATACAATTTCGCCATTTCTCATATAAGCAATGGCTTGTGCTTGGACCTTTGCGTTACCTACAATTGTAACTTTAGGTGTATATGTGTATCCTGCGCCGCCGTCCACGACGTGGATATTAGTTACTTCGAAACCTACATTTTCTAACCAATTTTGATTAACTGTGGTAGTAACATTACTTTCTCCAAATAATTCTCCATCTCGCAATTGGACGATAGGCGGTGTTATAACACCTTGTTTTGCATCATATCTTGCAACTATATCAAAATCTGTAACTAAAGTATTAGTATTAGTAACTTTTTCATACGTGCTTAAATATTCTCTTATTTTTGTTTTGTAAGGTTTTACTTCTCTTACATAATCTTCGTAGCTTTCTAAATTATCGTTTTGGAAGCTAATCTTTTGTTCTAGCTCTCCTAACCTATGCTCTGCTTTGACAAAACTAGTTTTAAATACCCAATCTATGTAAGGTTGTTCTGTAAATGCATATCTAATAGACGCAAGGAATAATTGATTCCATTCAAGTAATAAGTCGTCAACAAAAATATTATCTGCAAGAGCTCTAAATATATTTCTTAGTTCTGTTACAGGCTCACTATCATAAACTTGTGTATCATAGCTTTCTACATCAAATCCAATTTGTTCAGAACTATAATCCCACAAAGTATTTAAAAATTCAATTGTACCATTTTCTCTGCCTACTGTTTGATAATCAACACTAACATCATCACCAGTGTTATCAACTTTTTTTAGTAATATCCAACCGCCTGTGCCTACTGATTCAATTTTAACTAAATTTCCTATTTTATCATCTATAGTTTGTAGTGAATATGTGTTAGGTAAAGTATAGTCTACAGAAGATAGCTCATTATAGCCTTGTGCATACCAGTCTTTATAATTCCAATATATAGTATTATCAAATAATTGCGATTTACCTTTTTTCCATAAACTTTCTGAATAATCATATGTATATAACGACCATTTGTTGTTTACTTCTGTATCATTTACAATTAAAACTGTATACGGTCTAACGTCAGCACTTATTGAATTATAATTAATACCTTTATTAATTATACGTACATCAACTACACTACCATTTTCAATTACAGTTTCGAGCTCTGCATCTTGACCGTCGCCGCCTATTATAACAGTTGGTGCAGTTACATAACCTTTACCTGGGTTTGTAATTTGCACTCTGCTTATAGAACCTTCAATAAGTGTTACATTTAAAGTAGCAGTTTCTATTTGATCAAGACTTACATTTGCAAGTTCAAGATTTGTGTCAATAGACAAGTCATATAAATTAGACTTAATATTAGGAATTTCATCTTTTGCCAAAAGCGCAGTAAAATCATAATCATCTATTATCACTCTTTGGTTTAAAACTAGATTTACTCTTTCAAAAAACTGTTTTCTTGCTTCAAACCTATTTTTAAACATACTTTGTCTTGGTACATTAAGAGTACCGTACTTTTGTTTTTCAGAAAGATCTCTGTCAGGTACTGTTCTAAAGAATTTATCAACACCTGTAAGACTATCAAACCATTTTTCTTCTAGATAATTATTAGGTATACTTGTTTCTAATCCGTCTGTGTAAATTTGATACTGTGTGTGAATATTTGTTTGTGTATTATCTGCTACATAGTAACTAAAGTTTAGTGCATTTTCTTTTCCACTAAACAAATTCTTCATATTATACATTGCAAATTCGTCATCACCTAAAAGTGCTACAAATCTATAGCCTTGTCCTGCAGGATCTTCGATCATAGCAGCTATTTCTCTAGCAGTCAATAACCTATAATTATTGTTTGTTGGCAATGTATCTTTGTTTGCTACCCAGTAGTAATATTTGTTACTAAAAGATTCACTCTCTGGATTGTATATTCTTCCGGTAGCGTATACATCGTCACCGTATTTGGTAGTACCTGTTACGCCTTGTACAAACCCTGCATTTGTTCCACTAAGTGCATTCCACTCACTAGGTAGTAAAGTAGTTTCTACCCACTCGCAAACTTCAACAGCGTATCCTGGAAATATCTTATTCCAGTAATTAGTTTTGTATAATACATCTCCTTGGTAAGGATTATAAAACTTGCTAGACTCTAAGTTCCACCATGTCTTACCTACAAATTTTTGCCCCCAACTTTGATCACTATCAACTACAACATTTTCGTTGCCTGCGTCATAGATTGCAGGATCGTAGTATGTCTTAAAATCAAGTTCTTGCTCTAATGGTGCTGCAATTTTACCTTGCAATACATCAATATAATCTACATTGCCGATAAAATCTTTTGTTCTTGTATTGTAAACAAAACTTGTTTTAATTTTTTGTGTATCTACTATTGGAGATGCTTCTGAAATAATTTTCCAGCTTTTTGAATTTGGTTGTTTCCTAATATCATAAACTAGGCCTTTGTCATTTACTGCACCGCTATAAGGTAAACCTACATAGACATGATTAGCGCCAGCAGTTAATTCAAAGTCTGTAAGATTTGCGCCGTCTAAAACTATTTGTCCTGCATATAAAAATCCGTCTTCGAATTCTTCGTAGATATTTAGGTTAGTTGTATCATAATTTTTTGTACCAAATCTTGTAAAGGATCCGTCTAGTGTAAAGTCTAAATTTAACTCATCAAATCTATAAGTTCCGTTTGTTAATACAAACAAGTTTCCATTAGTATATGTAAAGTCTAATCCAAACTCTTGGTCTCTTAAATCTTGGGGTGCTTCAATTGTTTGAGTTAATGTCCACTGCAAATTCTTCCATTTGTATACATAGATTTTACCAGTATTTTGTAAAGATCCTATGTCAGCATAAGGAGCACCGATTAGCAAAGTGTTGCCATCATCGCTGATTTGAATTTGACTGCCGAATCCTTGATTTTCTGTCGTGCTGCTTATAGTTTCACTTAATACAATTCTTGAATTGTTTTTTCTGTACACAGCAACCTTTTCTGCTGATACTTTCTCCCATTTACTTGTGTCAGTCGTAGTATCTGCACTAGGCAGATCAACTACTTCTTGTATCCAAAAGCCTTCAGGTTCGTTGCTTGTTAAATCGTCAATTAATATTTGACCGTCTGTGTTTGTTACTGTTACGCTTGCTATATCTGAAAATATTGGGGAGCTATCTTCTCTGACTAGATCGTATTCAGTACCAAAACGGCCACCTTCTAATCCAAAAGTAAGTGTTGCAGTTTTTGCTACATCATCTATCGAAACATCGGTCAACACATTTATTATTCTTTTACCATCTTGATGATCGTTATAGAATTTTTGTCCTACAGCTATAGCAGATTCAGGAGGAATATTTTCGCTAGGATAATTATTTACAACTACTACTTGCTTAGGCGAGCCGAAATCTGTAAACGTTCCACTTATGTCTGTTAGAACAATTCTACTATTGTTTATTACTTCATTTTTTACAACACCTGTTGCTCCAGTTGCTGGCTGTATGATAGTAGTGCCTAGTGCTACAGAAATATTTTCTCCTATAGATAACATTAACTGATCTACAGGTGTAACATTTGTTTTTGCTTTTAACACATTTTCGCCGTTACTTATAATATCGTCAACGGCATATGTTGCTTCTCTATCGTATGTAGGATAATTTGTAATACCTACTGCTAGTACTTCTCCGTCTGCAGATACATCAAAACTATCTCCAAATGTATCTTTTTCATCATCAGTTAAAAATGTACTATCGTCATTTAATCTAGGTAATAGGCTGTTTGGTACATAACCTTGCAAATTTATGTCACTATCGATTAGTTCCCAATTACTAGATACAAAAACTCCTGCACTTAAATTCATTTTTGCTTTATATAGTTGAGTACCTACAAGCTCTGGATTTAGTTGTGTAGGTTCATAAAGCACAATGTCATCTTTGTAGTATTTTACAGTATCTGAAAATACACCTTTAAACTTTCTTTCTTCTCTATATGTTAATGTATCATTTTCACTGTTGAACTCTAAAACATAAATTCTGTTTGTATTTGTTCCAGGAGCAGTTACATAAAGTTCGTATACGTCTGATGTTTTAACAATTTTCACTGTTTTACCAAACATTTCATCAGTTTGCGGATATCTACTTACTGCTGCTGTTACAAATTCATAAAATTTCGGTGCTGTCTTTTTAAGTATAAAAATTACACCTTGATTTGTGTAAGCACTTAGAGAACCTTGTTTATCTGCAGGAATGTATCCAATTGGTAAAATATCACTACGCTCTTCATTTACTAAATCTGAGCTTACATCGCCAGAATAATCTTCGCCAAACAACCAAAGTGTATCTAATGTACTTACTATATCTCCTGATTGATACGTTTGTTGAGAGTCAAATTCTCCTCTATATTTTGTTTTAACTCCGCTAGCAGATGGATCTGCAATAACTATTATTTCTTCGTCGTCGCTAATAGCAATGCTATTACCTATATTTAAAGTTTGTGCATAATCTTCAAATCCGCCTATCTCGCTATTAAAATCATAATTTAATGTTTCGCTGTTTCTTTGATAATAATAAACTGCGCCTTTGCCATTTCTAGCATCAGGAGCGCCAACAAGCATATTTTGATTTTTAGTTCCTACAACAATACTTTTTGCAAATTTATCTACACTAAATGTAGGATCATCTACAATATTTGTATCAGTTTTTATTACTTCCCATTGACTAGGAGTAATATCTGGCGCAGTTGTGCTTGTATGTGTTATAATTGCTAAGTACCTTTTGCTATTATAACTAACGATATCATTTAAATTATATCTTGTAGCAACTGTCCACACACCTTTATAGTCTGCTCTATTAGTAATTGTTTGTGACAAAACAAACGGATTATCGTTTTGCACAACTTTCCATGTACTAGTTTCGGTTTGATCAATCCATACCTTGTCATCATTTGTAAGATAATTTGTATTCAGATTGTTATTGAAAGCAGTAATATCTTTTGTTCTCTGAGTTACAAATTTATATACAAAGATACTATTTGAAGAAACTGTTTCTGGTGCTTGTGCTACACTTTTAACTGTAAATGTTTTATGTCCTACTTCAATTACACGGAAGCATCTGTTGAGTTTATCATCAATAAATTCAGCTGTTTCTTCTACTCCGCTTATACCAATATAATCATCTACTTGAATATCGGATACGTTATCTGTTGTAAACACAACATTAGATCCTACGTTTTCAATTGCAGTTACATTAAGTCCTAACTTAGCTGGTTTTAATACATCCCAGTCATTCTTAAAATTAGAAACCCAAACATAGCTCTGTCTAGTAATATTAGTAAAATCTAAATTTGTAATTTCATCTATATCTTTTATAGTATAAGTTATATCTGTGTCATTAACATACCCTGTATCTTTTAGATATTGATCATAATTATCTTTAAGAACAAATGGTGCATGTGTATAATCAGCTGGTTTTGTATAAACGTCTGCTTCCGGAATCTTATACGTCAACGATGTATCAGTTGCGCTTCTAAAATTTGTAAGTTTTACAGGTTGTGGTTGTAAGAGATACTGAGACTCGTCTATACTCAATTCAAATTCTCTAAAATTATCAACAGCCCCATATTGACCTGTTCTAATTGCCCATTCTTCATAAAACTTTAGTCCAGTTGCATCTGTTCCGATTAAATTATCAAATAATTTTGTAAGACTATTCTTTGTCCCTTTTTCTCTAATCATTCCTTGATAGAATTTGTATTGACTTACTTCATCATTTATAATATTTTCGAGATATTGGCGTTTTTGATAGCCTATTAAATGTTGAGCTAACTTCTGTTGTTCACTATCAAAATTGTCTGTATCAAGATCATAAAAATCGCCAAACTGTAGTGTTCTATAATCCCAATTAGGTTTTAAACCTGCTTCTGGTTTTTTAGATAGCTGTATCCATCTGCTAGGATCAAATTTTTCTTGACCTGAGATATTTGAATTAGCTATATAATAAAATTCTTTGAATTTAACTGTATCGCCTATAAAGTAATCTTTATAACTTTCCCATGCTGTAACTTTTACATCGTCATATACAAATCCTGGTATATTAAAACCGCCCGACCAATTATCTGTTCTGTATCCTAAAACCTTAACTCTATCTTGTCTATAACCCATTTCTGGTGCATAGATATAATCTTGGAATCTAGTTCTATTATCTAATATTAAAACATGTTCTTTTTGTACAGGATACATTTTACAGAAATATATTCCGTCTTGAGTGTTTTTTGTTTCTACAGAAAAGATGTTATCTTCTCTATTAGTGGATAAAAAGTTACGTTCAAATACAGAACCATCAGCTGTAAAAATAAAATTTCCATAAAACGGATCAAATAAATTATCAATTACAGCAAAATCGTTTTGATACGAAAGTTTTTTTGCACTAGGACTTAAAGTGATTACACTTCCAAAATCCCAATTCTGTGTTGTCCAAAACATAAATTCTTTAACACTTGTTTTCCAGTTACTGATTTGGTCAAGTGTGGGATCATATGTATCAAAAGTAAATCCTTCAGATTCAAGATAATTTCCGTATCCTAATAAAAAGTCTACTACTTCTTGTACTGTTTCATAAACAGATCCGTAAGGTACTTCTACTACTTCCGTAGAATATCTTTTACGAATAGTTGCTCTAGATCCTCCTACAGTAGGAAGTTCTGGTAATCTTGCCCAATTTTCTGAGTTAAAACTTTCAGCAGGAATGTTATCTAATGCTCTATAGTAACTTCCGTTATATAAAACTATTGCACTCTTACTCCAGTTAATTGCTCTCCATTCACTAAAAGTTTCTGACACGCCTCCGACTACAATTGTATTATCGTCAACAGATTCTCTATATTGATTGATATTAAATACAGCTTTTTCTTTATCATATCCACGAACACTATAACCCGCAGATGTTTTTTCTATAATAACTCCGCTGTAAACAACTTCTTTGATCGGAGAACTAGTGTTTAATGCAATTTTATAGTTCTCTTTAGGAATAAAAACATTTCCTTTATTTAAAGGTGTTCTGCTATCTAGTATCAATCTAAAATTATCTTTATTACTAAAACCTCCTAGTTTGCTAACAATTCTAGTTTGTAGACTAGTTAGTGTATTTTGATAAGTTTCAATAGGAGATTGATTTTTACTTGCTAGATAGTTTTGAATATAATTTATTAATCCTACAGTATTTTCTTTTGTTGTATCACTAGGTTTATTTGGAAATACTACATCCTGCAGTCTAATTCTACTATTAGTAGGTTTGTATATTATTTGATCTTGTTGATTTACAATCTGACGAGATTTATCAAATCCTGCTGCAAATATTTTATGTGGATAATTAATTAATACAGCAGTTAATAATGCAAAAGGATATTCACTACTGCGTCTCCATGCATTTTCAACAGGAGCATGATCTCCAAATGTGTAATCTATTTCCGCAAAACTGTTAGAGTAATTTTTAACAATGCCGCTGGCCAACGGAGATAAAAGATTGCCGTATTCGTCAACAGGCAAATGTTCTTTTAACCAAGATCTAATTCTATTTTTATTAACTTTAATATTAGATCCAGGCTTACGTATAATACCTTTAGATAAATCATCCCATAATATGCCGTTACCATCTGTGTATGGTGCAGGACCGTACTGATCTTGCCACCATTCTGGTTCTATTGTAAATCCTAACATTTCCCATGGATGTGTATGTGGGCGATCTGTGTCGTAAACATATTTGTAAATTCCTCGCCAAAATCCTAACGAAGCTTCTCCATTAAACAGACTACCTGTATTATAATTATATGTAAAGGCATTTGTACGATCGTAATATGTATTTCCTTGATAATTTACTCCGCCTGTAAATGTTAGCCACTGTCCAAAATCGTTTGAAAGTGTTTTATTTAAACTAGATGTACTAAGGCCTGATTTACGTTCTACTGATTGAGTTAACAAATCATAATCAAATAATCTAGTATTATATTTTACTTTAATATTGTTATAAATTCTTTGTTCAAATTCTAGTAATAAGAAGTCTCTATAATCATCATAGGCTTTGATAATGCTTCCGTCATGGCCTTGAATTACTTTTGTGGGCGTTTGGTATGTATTGTCAACAAATATTTTTGGCTCGAATAAAGGATATAATCCTAACTTAGTAGGTGTTGGCGGAACAAAACTACCGTTAGTAGATTCATATTCTTCAATGCAAATATTTTGCCCACGCTGTATATCTTTTTTAATAATAACAAAATCGTCTTCAAAAGTATAATCTTTGTTGTGTAGAAGCAATTCATTATCAATATAAACTAGAACACATTTATCGCTATTATCATTTAAGCTAAACTGGGTGCTCATAGGATAATTTTTTATTCTAGAATCTCTAACTGTAAACTCATTAGTCGTTTTTGCTTTAAATGCAATCATGTCGCTAAAATAAAACGGCATTGTGTTTGTTTTATTTTCTGTAATTTTTTGCAAAATTAAATCTAAGTGTTTTTTAGGTAAACCGTCGTACCCTAAAGAGTTTGCAGTTAATAAAATTAGTCTTTTAAATTTTGCATATTCTCTTTTCGCATATCGTAATGCTTTAACAACATTTGCTTCTTTATCTAATAAATGATATGCTGCTAAATTATACGGAGAACTATGCTGAATTACTTTTTTCCCGTAATGAATACTATCAGGTAAATCTCTTAAATTACCTGTACCTGGAAACACACCGTCAAAGTTAGGATTTTCCTCTACAATACTAAGAGCATGATCTAAAACCTCGCCAAAAGTAAAAGAAGGAAGAATATCGTTATTAGGATTACGCTCTAAATTGACAGGAACTTCATATACACCTTTATCATTTTTATCAGCGTCTGCTGCAATTTTTAGTGTTACACTAGCATTTTCTAAATCAGAGGTAAATCTAATAAACAGTCTTTTATTTTCTTTAACAATAACATAATCTTTATTTTCAAATTTAATTTCGTTATCTACAAATACACTTACTTTTATATCTGATTTTTCTAATTCTTTGGTATAAACATCTATTTCAAAATTGTTTCTTTGATCTATATTTGCAAAATATTGTCTAACTACTCTTTGACTTTGATTAATTTTAGATTTTACCCATGCATTTTCTGATATAAAATTACCATGTCTATCATATTTGTGCAAATATGTTTTTGATGATTCTACATTTGTTAACACTAAATTATTAGTATAGTTATATACTTCGTTAAGATAATTATAATCAAAAACAATATCACCTGTATTAACAATTGTTCTATACGATAATGGAAATCCTAGATCTTCATCGTTGTCTCCAGTACCTTCTAGATAAGAAAATAGTTTATTACCATTGAACGTTGTTCCAGGATAATACAGTGTATTAGATAAACTATTACCGTTTTCATCAAATAAATCAAACAAAGGAGCTTGATTGACAGATGTCTTTTCTTGTCCTTTTATCCAATTGTCGCCATTATAAAACCAAATTGTTCCTTCATTTTGATCACCTTTTTTAACTAATACAGTTTGGTCAATAACCGGATCTGTGTCTTCAGTTTCAACAAGTGTTAATTGGTCATTATTTCTAAATCTAATAAATTTAACTTGATATATTTTTCCTCTTACTCGAGTGTCAGGATCATTTGTAAAAATTACACGCATACCTTCAGTAAGGTCTATACCGTCAATGTTATATCCTTGCTGTCCTTCAATAATACTAAATGCATCTTTAGTAAACGTATCTATTAAGTCAATGTTTTGTTTACTGGTAGTACCATAATTATAAAGTTTTAGTCCAGAAACAAATTCAATAATTGGTTTAAACGCTCTTGCATTTTGATCTAGTGTAAAAGTAGTCCCGTTAATTTCGGCACTTTTTTCAATGACGTCTTTATGGAACCATCTGTTGTATCTACTCCATTGTGACTTGTCTGGAGATCCTCTATTAATAAGAATATAGTCCTTTGTTCCTGCGAATGTTGCTTGATCAGAATAAGGCAGACTGTCAAAGCCATAATTATCAAACGGTATAAGTGTAGCGTCAGTATAATTTGCAGGTATTTCTAAATCCTTGTCAGAAATTAATTCTATACTTTTACCTACACCTTCTACATACCAATTGCCTTCTTGATAAGTTTCTGGATTTGTTCTTCCTGCAAACTTTAACTTCATACCATTTGTAATATAATGGCCGTTTGACAGTTTAAAATCTTTTTTACCTACTATTTCTTCAGCAATATCAATAAAACTTGCATCTTCTTCGTTTAGCACATTGATAGAACCTGCTTGGTTAATATCATTACCATTTACATACCACAGGGTATCAGGAGTAGTACCATCAACTGTTACTTCAATTATGCCTTCTTCTGCACCATTGTTTACTACATTTGCAAAATCATAATCGTCACTAAGATTACGTTCTGTTCTAAAAAACAAAGGAGCATCTTCACAGTCTACTTCAAATCTATATGTTTTTCCTCTATATAATGTTAAAGAAGGATTTCTAGTTAAGCCATTAGGATCAAAAATATAAGGAGTATTATCTAGATCATCACCTAAAGTAACTGTATATGTACTCTCAATAATATCTTGCTGACCTACAATTGTAATAACATCAGGCCCGTTAGGTAACCAGTAATATTCTCTAAAGTTTACAAACTTATCTAGATCAATTTTAGGATCCCAGCTATAAAACTCTTGTTGATTTAAACGATTATGGTTTTTTACATCTGCACCAAAGATTTCTAACTGGTTAATAAAATCGTTGTAATCTTTAAAAAACGAAACATTTTCTAGATCGTCAAATCCTACTATACCTGGCTCTAACTGATAGTTTTCTCTTGCAGCAGAAATATCTGGTAAAAATGTATCAGACTCTACTACGCTTTTAGCAGTTCTACGGCCAATATAATCGTTTATTTTTTCAACTTTACCATTTTTTATAAATTGGTCAAGTGTTGCATTCAAAAACTTTTTATTAAAATCAGTTCTAAAATATCTAGGAAGAAATCCTTCTGATTTCTTATCAGTATCACCGACCGGTAAAGCATTTTCTTTTTGATTTTTATCGTAAGCCATTAGTAGGTGCTTCCTCCGCTTGTTGTGCTGCTGCTTGTATTATTGCTCGAAGTACTTGTAGATAAATTAGGCGATAATTTAACTTCAATGTTACCGTTTGATCTTAACTGTCCTGCAGTATTACTAGTTATAATTTCTATGTCATCTACTGTTGCGCCGCTTATTAAGATTTCATTATTTTCACTTGTAATTTCAAACAAGCCGCCAAAATTTAGTGTTTCGTCATCTGGAACAATTACCATACTTACAATAGATGGACTAAGCTCTTTCATAATATAAGTTGCCATTTCTTGGAAATAAAATGTATCGCCAAAATCCCAATTATCAAGAGCAAAATATACATTCATAAGATCTATAATTTGGCTTTTTAAAATATTATCATTTATTGTAATTGTACTATTTTTTACTACTTTGATCTTTGCTTGATAAATTGTATTCGCTTTATTACCAAATAATACTTTATATTTTACAGGATGATAAATTATTTCGTCGCTTATGCTTTTAATTGCACTTATGTCGGTATTAAAATTAATAAACAAACTATCGCTACTAGGTGGTTTAGGAGCAATATTAGTTGCACCTTGTAAATACTTTCTAAATTCTGTATCATAAGACTTTGTTAACAAATATGTGTCAATAATATTACTTACACTAGGATCTATTCTTGTATTTTGATCAGCACTATGAGTATATTGTATCCTTAGATTATCTCTACCTACATATGCCCTATAATTACTTGTGATTGTAAATGTCTGAGTAGCAGAATTTAAAATTTTAAATAGGTTATTGTCTGTAAAATAAAAAATCTGTTCGTTTTCGTACTGTGAGACAGGACCAACTTGTCCTTGGTTATTGAATACTAGTATACCTTCTGCTAACTGATTAACATACTTAAAATCTTCTAAGTTATCGGCAGTTGTATATTTCTTTTGGAAGATATATTTTGTATTAGGATTAGTTGTCTCATCAACTAATGTTTTGAAAATATCAGGATCATCTACTACTCCATCAAAATCGCTGTCATAAAAATCTACTTTTACTTTCCTACTATCAACATATCCTTCGGCATTCTGATATGTATCTATAATTTGCCAATCGTAATCTTTAGTGTAATTCGTTAAACTATCTGGTTTAGTATTGATACTCAATACTTTGACTAAATCACTTACAAATTGCCCAGTTTTTGTGTCAAACACTGTATTGTCTTTTTCAAAATAAAATCTTATTGCTTGCTGGCTTTCTGCAATAAAATCTAATACTCTGTTTGTAACTGTATAATTTATTTGGTTTGTTTCAAATAATATAATCCAACTGCTGTCTTGATTTGTTAAACTTGTGTCTCCAGATTTACCTAGACTGAAGTTATTAACAATATCTAAATTTTCATTTGTAATAATTTTCCATTGTCTTTGTGTTGCATCGTATCTTAAACCGAACGTTTTAAATGCAAATATCAAGTCAATTGCTTTGCTTATAATATCATTTCCTAATTCTCTTGTATACTTTTGACGCAATCCTGATAGGATTGCACCGCTAGGAATGTTATCACTAAATGTAATCGGACCTTGTCCATTATCTAAAACACCTGTACCTAGTGCAGTTCCATCATTTACTACTTGAACTACTCTTGTCCAAATATAACTAACTGAACCTATGTGATCTGCTTCACCTAACATTAATTTATTTTTATCATTTGTCATAAAATGATATCCGGCAGGTGCAGTAAATTTAACCATCGCGCCCGGTTCTACATATCTTAAGTTACCACTTGTAGAACCGCTTACTTTGTATACAACATCACTAAGGTCTTTAAAATATCCTGTATCTCTGTTAGTGTCAGATGTAACTTGTTCCCAGATTACATTATTTTCTGTAAAAAGTATTTCAGTATAATTTTCATAATAAAAATTTCTAGTATTACTTTGCTTAATAATAGGTTGTATAGTATTAATTAGAACATTTTCTATTTCTGTCCTATTAGTAAAACTAAAACTTCTTTTTTCAGTATTAGGTTGCTTGTATATAATTCCGTCATCTGCATAGATATTAGTATTACTATATTTTCCTGTACTGTCTCTTAGATCAAAATATCTACTTATTCCGCTACTGTTTCTGTTTACACTTTTTACTTTTACAATTTCTTGTGTAGTTGCAAGCGGGCCAATATTATAATCTTCAGCAGTAATTAATCTATTTTGAGTATAATATGCTGCTGGAGCATTTGATCTAATACTTTCATTTGTTTCAGATGCACTAGAATTATTAACAATATACTCTAGGCTGGCTACAATTGTAAGATTATGTATATTACCTGCTGAATTTACATAAGGAATTTTAAAACTAATATTTTTTATTTCACTAGGATTTATTTGATAACTTCTATTAGCACTTGTTCTGTAATATGTTTTAAATGCACCTTTTGGCAAATTACCGAATACACCATCGCCAAATACTAAATCTATTCTATCATTAGCTTTTGTAAGAACGTTATATATATTTTTACTTCCATTTGATAGTGTATTATAAATTATGTTATTTCCTGCTAAACTATCAACTTTATTCCATAGAGCAACTTCGTTACCATTTGAATCTAATTTATACAACCATACATCTGAATTATTAATATTTGTAGCATCTATACTTACAATTTGATTTGTACTAGGATTAGTAATTGTAAAATTACCATTTTGCAAGCTACCTTGTCTAAAATGTACAAAAAATCCATTATTAGTTGACCCAGCACCTTTGCCATCATCTTTATAAATCATAGAAAGACTGTTTCCAGGAAAAGGTTCTTCTTCAACAATTTCGCCGTTATTAATTCTACAACTTGTTACTTCAAAAGATGTGTTTATACCGCTAATAGATTTCGTAAAACTATAAACAGGAACATCTGCATTTACTGCTGCTAATCTATATTGTTCTGAATTTACACCGTCTACATTATCTAAAACAATAGGATTTCCGAATTTATTATTTGTAGTAAATGCACTGTTTAACACTTTAATAAATTGTTCATACCAATCAAGGTTGCTACTGTCATTCCATATTATTGTTTGATTATTTAAATTAATATTATTACTATCTATAATGTCTTCATTAGTGCTAATGCTTTTAATTTTCAAAAAGCCATTGCCTGTTTGATTACGCTTTGGATTATAATTTATTAATCTTGCAAGTTTTAATAAACTTTCTCTACGTTCTGCTAATTCTAAAAAGTTTTCTCTTGCATTCAAATCGATACGGAAACTAATATTTTGTCCTAGATAAGCAATTAAGTCAATAAGTGCAAGATACTCACTAGATTCAATATAATCATTAAAGTCCTCAGGATAGTTTTCTCTAAGGTATGCGATCATTGTTCTTCTCAAGCTATCAAAATCATAACTCTGGAAGTCTGCATTTCTATATGATTGGTAAATTCGCTTCCAATCTTCTGCTATAATAAGTCTGTTTTGCCTATCAGTAACTGACATACTAATCTCCTATAATGTATTTATTTGAGTATAAAATATACGCAGTTAACTAATGAGGCCATTAGTCTGATCAAAATCAAAACGCATTTTTTCTGAAATATTATAATTTAAATATCTAAGGGTGCATTCTATATTAATGCCACTTTCGTATTCTTCTACAAAAACACTGTCTACTTGTACCCTAGGATCTGCATTGATAATATCTGTAACATTATCTAGTACAGCTTGTCTCAAATCTTCAGTAAGAGGCTCAAAAAGAATATCCCAAATTATTGTACCAAATGTTGGATTTTCTAGTTTTTCGCCTTGCCTTATATGAAAGTGGTTAATAATATCTTGTTTTATTAAAGCAATATCATACAAGGTTTTACTATCAGTTTCATTGTTTACTGTACTGATTCCTTTATATCTTTTTGATACAACAGGATTAGGATCTTCATAACCAATGACTTGTATATTTTTATATAAATTGTTTTCTGTGCTTGCCATTATTTTCTACCTCGTACTTGCATAACTTTCTAAATTACCTGATGCAAGATTTTCGTCAATTATAGGAAAATCAAATCTTGAAGGTATTGTCCAATTTCTTTTAACACTTGTAACTTGTAGAGTATTTCCTCTTACTAGAAAATTACTTAATTTTACTGTGTCACTTTGATTACCGCCTAATATCTGCACCCTTCCTGTTCTAGGATTGTATCCTCTAAAAAATCCTACATGTCCTCTACTAGGACTATTTCTATTAGTCAAAATAACTATGTCATTAGCCCTTACGTTTTCCCAAGTTCTCCAGTCAATCTCTGAACCGTATCTTTTGTATGCTTGGCTACTTAGAGATCTTAGACTTTGTAGACCTGCGGCGTTAAGTACATAACTTACATAACCTGCACACCACGGAGTGTTATCTCCTCTATAACTTTGATTACATACTTCATAACATGCAAGTATGTTTGGATTTCCGGGTGTGCCTGCTTCTGACCAATTTTGTCTTAAATTTTGCTCAAGAACACTGTTTATAGCATCAAATCCTTCACCTTCGGGTAATACCCGATCTGGTTCTGTGTACTGAACAAAATTTCCTTCGCCGCTGGCGCCACCGCCTGCGCCGTAAAACCCGCTAGCAGGATCTGACACTCCTGCTATATCTCCAAATCCTTCTCCAGTATTTCTAGTTGCTCTTAGACCTTGTGCAAAAGCTGCTGTATCTGTTTCAGTAATTGTAATACTAGGATTTACTACTGGACTTGATGGTATAACTACTTGACACATTTTATTCTCCTAAACAACATTTGTTGATCCGCCTATCACTGCTGCTCCAATTTGGAAGTATTCGTCACCGGTAGTTCCGTACGCATCTCTACCGCCTTCACCATTTCTCCAATTCTTCATTCCTGTTGGTCCTAATAGATGTGCTCCTGCTAGCATACCCATAATGGTTGCATTATCATCACCATCTCTAATACCTCCATTATTTCGCAAATATTGTAAATTTTTATTGGTATAACTTATCATTGCAGCTTCTTGAACATCAGGTGATTCTAGCCATGCTTGTTGGCTAGTTATTCCGTCTTTGCCTGTCCAGTTAGCAGAATTAGTAATTACTTCAGTATTTGTACCGTTTGTTGTGCTTAAATATCCTTCTCCTGCTAGTGCAAATTTACCAAACTGATATTTTCCGCTAAAGCTAAGACTATTAACTGCATCGTAAGCTAGATTACTTTCACGTTGTCCTATTGCATTTAAATAAGCAGTTGTTTCAGCAGCTGAAAATCCTTCAATAATACCAGGAGCACTAGTTAATGGTGGAGTAGTTGTTCCAGATGTACTTGTTTGATTTGTTGTAGTAGCAGATCTTGCTCCTGTAGTAGCATCATATCCGCCTTGATAAGCACCTGTTCTTTGTACAGATCGTTGTGCATCTGTACGAGCAACATTTTTTCTAAATGTATCGTATACTTCAGGAGGATATACAGATTCTTGAGGCATTCCTGCTCTTGTTTTATCAGGAGTATATAGATTTGGATCTGTATTTTCGTGCTGCGGCCACGGCTCGTGCTCTGGAACTCTTGCTGTTTGTGCAGCACGTAACGGAGAAATTGGATCAGTAGGATCAGCAATAGGAGGTAACATTGCTTCTGTCGCAGAAGGAGCAGTAGGTCCGTTTAAGTGGATATCACTACTACCAGTTACAAGTACATTTGCACCTGTACTTTTTATACCCATAACCTGTCCACTTGTAATTTTTGTTGCTAGTCCAGATAAAGAATTTATTTCTAAATCTGCTTGTGTGTTCATATTTCCTAACGCTTTATTATGAAAATTTCCATCTGTACTTAATTTTAAATCACCACATGCTTCAATGCCAATTTGTGCTGTAGACCCAACATTAATGTTGTCGGCAGCAAGAATAGCTATTTTTCCTTGTGCTGTACAAGTAATACTATCAGCAGCATAATTGTTTATAAAAGTTCCGGCATTGTTTGTAATTGCTTCAGCTGCGTTTTGTGAAATATAATCACCCGATGTTACGTTTATATTTGAACCTACATCTTGTTTCCATTCATTACCTACAACCCAATTTACGTTTTGTCCAGCAGTAAAATTAATATCTCTATCAGCAGTAAAATTCATATCTTGGTTAGTATGCACACTTATACTATCTTGAGCATAAATGTCTATTTTACCGTTACTAGACATTTCTATCCAACTAGTACCTCTAGCATTACCTATATAGATTAAGTCCTCTGTATTATGTAAAAGTATCTGATGTCCAGTTCTAGTTCTTAACCGTACCAATTCGTTGTGAGGTAAACTAGGATCTCCGCCTGTTTCTCCACCTTCAACATTTACATATTCTGAAGGTCCTTGATTAGGGCCGCCTGCTGGTGTTTTTCTAATTAAACTTACATCGCCGTCGTCCATTACAAAACTAGAACCACCTAATCTGCTGGTATATCTAGTAGCTCTAATATCACTTGTACCAATAGGTGTTTGCGGGCCGTTTTTATCTAATGGACCAGGTGTGCTTATTCCAAATACCATACTAGGAACTTCGCGCCGAGCACTAGAACTAGTTAATCCTCTAATTTCGTCTAGATCTAACCCTTGCTGAATTAATCTATTTAGAAAAAATGTATTAACCGGCTTAATGTAACGTGTTGCATCAGATTGAGCAGGTTGCTCAATCTTTTTGTTATATTCTCCTACTGGATATTTGTCACCTTGAACATTAAATTCTGTGGCAGGAGTTGCGCCAGGAACCATCATGTTCATAAATTCATCTTGAACACAGCCTACCCAATATCCTCTACTTAAATCTCCTTCAACAAAAAAGCAAAGTACTTTTTGTCCTACATCTGGAGGTACAAACCACATTCCGTAACTTTGCTGACTAGCACTATAACTTTCTGATGGTAAGTTTCCGCTTAAAGGAGTTACTCCATAAAATGGATTCAAATATCTTACAGTAACACTTTCTCCGTATGCATCTGGAGTATTTCCACTAGAATCTATTTTTAATAATTGTACTTGAAGATTACCCATATAACTAGGATCTAAGTGACTTATAACCTTTGCTAAAAAAGGCCCCGGATTACGTATTCTTCCATCATTAAGTGTACGTCTAGAAACTGACATTAAAATCCTCTCCTAATACCTCTTGCTAAATCACTGAGTGTATTTTCAACTTTATTTGTAACATTTGCAATATCAAAATTGTTTATTGCATCTTGTGCCTGCTGTGCAATACGTAATTTTTCTGCTTCTAACTGTTTAGCTGCTTGGAGTAGTTTTGCGTCTACTTCACCTATGTCAAACCCAGCTACCGTATTTTCTAATCTTGCTAGGTTTGCAGTTGCTTGCTGAATAATCTCTGCAGGCGGGGTGGTGTTTAATTCTCCAATAGGTGTAGTAGCTTCTGTAAACAATCTTTGATCTGTAACTGTTCCTTCAACTTCTTGATTAGGCCTACGAATTAAATCTAATGTTTGAGTAAACTTATTACCTTCCCATTTATTTCTTACAAAAATAACTCTATAAAGTCCGCTAAATGGAGTAAGTTCTACAGTTTCTTCAGGAAATAACATTCTACCACTGTCGTCGTCTTTGTAATCAATAGGTGTTCTAAAATTTAATAAAATATCAACTTCACTGTTTTGATATTCCATTGTGCCGTCGGCATTAATATTAAGAACACCAATATTTTGACTATTGTAATTCCCCATTCCACTGTCTGCAATAAAATAAGGATCTCCTAAGATATCTAATTTAAGTGTAATTAAGTCTACATCACTGTTAACAATTGCATCATGGAATTGTCTTGCAATCCTTATTTTTTGACTGTCTAATTCTGTTCCGGGAGTTACTTGTGCTGTGCCTGCAAATACATTTTGTCTTGGACTTTGTCCATCTCTTTGGAAGTCTCCAGTAGGATCTGATTCGTCTAAAATGGTTGGGGTTTCTGATAGTGCAGCATCGGCACCGCCTTGTACAATTTCTGCAGAACCTTGGCCTCTATCATCTTGTAATCCAGTAAAAAAAGCAAAGTTAATATCTATATCAAAATTAATAATATCTTTATTTTTTCCTGTATAGATATAGTTGTATTCTTTGGCAACTTTTTGACGTAGATTATTATAGTTTGCTCCGCCGGTACTTGCTTTATTAAAAATACTGCTGTGTACTTTGTACGGTACTACTTTATAAACATAAACTAATGCAGGTCTGCCAATACGAGCTTCATTTGCTAAATCTTGATTTACATATACATCTGTTTCTATTTTAAACCAATCAACCATTCCGTTTGTATCAACATTATAATCTACAATATTTCTTGCATACTCACTTGTTAATACAATACTTTCAATAATGTTTTGCATCTTCATGCCTTGACCAAATGTAAAAGTCCTAAGGTCGGCTGATATACTTATTTTTCCTCTTGAATAGTTTCCTGTATTTTCATCTAATACAAATGCATCTATTCCCATAGGCGAAATGCCTCTTGTAAGAATACTTTCTACAATTGTACTTGTACCAATAGAATTTGAATTTTGTGTGCTTAATCCTACCAAACGATCACTTATACTATTTCTACCTATACTTGTTCCTCTATTTTGTTGTAATTCTGCTATTCTATCTATATTTGCAGCATTTACAAGATTGACTTGACCAAGACTGCGAGCTACATCTTCAGGACGTTGTGTTGCTCTATCTACTTGTTGCGAAGATATTGCTTCACTTAAATCTAAGTTAGCATTTGGAAAAATAATTATATGCTCGTCAGGAGTACTAATCTGTCCTGCTTCTGCCTGTTCTCTTGATCTACGATTAATTATACTAGTAAGGCTATTTTCACCTGTCTGTAATAGTTCTTGTAGTGTAGAACCTGTAGGTGATATATCTGTTTTTAACCGCTGTACTTCATCGCTTAACGCTTGTTCGTTATAAGGAATAGCTTGTACTTGATAAACGCAACCGCCTTGATTTACATTAAATTTTACGTCTACAAATTTTAAAGGATAATATCTTGTGGTATTTTCAATCTTTTTTTGGTTTCCGAAATCGTCCCAACCTATAAAATCTATTTGTAAAACATATGCTGCATTTATATAGTTTGCGTAACCTGCATTTAGTGCTGCTTCCATTAGAGATTGCAAAAATAATCCCATACTATATGGTTCAACAACTTCAAAATTTATAATAGTTGCATTAGTAGTGCCTGTTCCTGGTCTAGGAGTAATAATACTGTCTATGTCTAAATTATCAATAAAATATTCAACTCTACCTTGAGATTCAAAAGCAGTAGTAACTTTACTAGATCCTAGCCCTCCTCCAGATCGTAAGATATTAATTGTAGGACCATTTCTTCTATAAGTTCTTTCAGGAAAATTTACTTCTTCAGGAGTAAGAGCACCTAAAGTAAAAATATTATTGTAACTTGCATACTCTTCTAACGGATTAGGTTGAATTGTATTCGATGCTGTCCCAATTGCTGATCGTAAAAAAGCAGATCCAGGAATGCTTGCTGTTGCCCTTGATGTGCTTGTTGCTCCTATATTAGGTAATCCTCCTACGCTTATATTATCTGATACAAAAGACTGTAAATTATTTGTAATTTCTTCACCTAATGCTGATGGATTAGAAAATTGATTAGCAATCCTTGATATATTATTTGATACATCAGAAAATTGGTTTTCTATAGACGATATTTGAGATGTAAAATTATTAACAGTATTGCTTACTGCATTAGAAACTTCACTTTCAATTTTTTTTACAAGTCCAGGTATTCTTAAAACCATATTATAATCCTAAAACTTCTTTAATGCGACTGTTTTTTGGAAGATATATAGAAGTTCCAACTTTGAAATCAAAAATTGGATCAAATAGAGTATCTAAGTTTCTTTGTGTAAATACCCACCATAATTTAGAAGTGCCATACAAATCGTATGCTAACAGATCCGGCCTAAAATTATATTGAGCTTCTATTGTATATAAAATGTCATCAGGATCAGCAGGCACAGGTCGAATATTTAAAATATCTAAATATTCTCCGTTTACCTTTTTAGTTTTGTAATAGGGACTTGTGTTTGCTGCCATTAGATAAATCCATCTCCGCCTTTAATATAAGACCCATTCATAAAATCATTTAAATTAAATGTTTCTATTTTTCTTCTACTGTATATAGGCTGTAACGTAATGCTTATCAAACTCTGTGTTGGTACCCAACTTATTGCTTTGCCGTTAGCACTATTAGTATCTACTCCTTGATTCTCTAAAGAAGTACTAATATAATCTACTTCAGAAGGCAAGTCTATTTGAAAATTTGTTATAACTACTGGAATATTATTGAATACAAAATCTCCGTACCCGTTAAGTCTAGATATAGGCGGAGGCGAACCTGATCCACCATAATCCATCTTAGTTATTGTTCTTAAGAAATGTACAGCCGCAACCCAATACTCTGCCTCAAATGATGTTTCAATAAGAAATTCTCCACTAATTGTAAACTGATCAGTTCTACTGCTTTCATAAACAGGAAATGGATAGTTTGTATGCACTGGCTGTAAACTATTATAATCTGCACTATGCTGAATATAAATTGTAGGTGTATATGGAAAAACAAATCCAAATGTCCTTTTGAGAGGAGCAAACATAGGGCTTCCTGACATTGATCCTGGTATACTCAATCGCACACGCCAATCTCTTTCTTGTCCGCCTGCAATTTCAGCACTTACTCTTGAACTTTGTTCAGGTTCCGCGCCTGGAAAAATATTCCTAGATCTAAACTGTGCAATAAGTTGACTAGGATCAGACAATCCATTTGCAAAGTCTGCAACTCCTTGTGCAATACCTTGTAAAGATCTTGCACCTTGCAATACATTGCCAAAATTTGAATTGCTAATTTTGTTTACAAATTCACTTCCGATACTTTGTTGTAAACTTTCGAATTGATTTGCAACCCTATTTACTGTGTTAAAAAAACCTGCCATAGCTACTCCTATGTTAATATTTATATGATAAAATTAACTACGCATATTTCTAATACAACTAAATACAATGTATTTTTTACTTGACTTTTTAAACATTTTGTGTATAATAGTTAGTAAACAACAGGAAAATAAATGCGCAAAGTCAACTACTTAAACAACAAAGATATTTTAAAAGAAATACACAAATCAAAAAGCACATATTGTAGTTTTATTGACCCAGATTATCATCAATTTGACATAATTTTGCCTAGTATAGAAAAAATTAACATTAGAACTATTGCCGAAGCAAAACGAAACAAAGCAAAACGTCTAAGTGTACAAGCATACGACGATGCTAAAGCAGCTGGCCAAAAAGTAAAGATGGCAGAATGTGAAGTTGATTATAAAAAGATAACAAAAGAAGAATTAATCTTTAGAATTTATACTTTTGACCACATTCCAGAAGAACCTGGACGTAAAAAGAATCCTAAAACAATTGCAGATACCAAAATTAAACTAAATTTTCCTCCATTTCAGCACTATAAGTTTAATGATGACGGTGAACTTTTTTGTGTAGGTAAAAGCCACTGGATAGGCGGTATGGAAAACGGCAGTTTTAGCTTAACAGGCGGGAAAGCAACTAATAAACTTGCTATGATGTGGATGAAACTGGTTGATAGATACGCTACACGAGGCAATGTTCGCGGTTATACTTATAATGACGAAATGAAAGGCCAAGCAATATTACAATTAGCACAGATTGGTTTACAATTTGATGAATCAAAGTCAAATAATCCGTTTGCATACTATACTGCTGCTGTAACAAACAGTTTTGTTCGAATTATTAACATAGAAAAACGTAATCAAAATATTAGAGACGATATTTTAGAAATGAACGACTTAAATCCTAGTTATACAAGACTACACGCTGGAGAATGGGAAGCAGCAGTCAAAAGAGAATCCGAAAAGTCTTGACTTTTGCATAATTTAATGCTATTCTAGTAAAAAAATGAGGTTACTCTATTGTTTAAGAAAGCAGCTGTCTTTACAGACATACATTTTGGGTTAAAAGGCAATTCAAGACAACACAATCAAGACTGTGAAGACTATGTTGATTGGTTTATTGCTCAAGCAAAAGAACATAATTGCGAAACAGGTATCTTTTGCGGCGACTGGCACCATAATAGGAACAGTCTTAACCTTACAACTATGGATGCAACTATTAGATGCTTAGAAAAACTAGGTGCTGCGTTTGATCAATTCTTTTTCTTTGATGGAAATCATGATTTATACTACAAAGACAAGCGAACAGTAAACTCTACACGCTTTGCACCATATATTCCTGGTATAACATTTGTTGATGAAATTACAACAGTTGATGATGTTACACTTGTACCTTGGTTAGTAGGTGATGAGTGGAAGAAAATTGAAAAAATTAAAAGCAAATATATGTTCGGACACTTTGAACTGCCATCGTTTTACATGAATGCAATGGTACAGATGCCCGACCATGGTGAACTAAAGAGCGAACACTTTAAGAATCAAGAGTATGTGTTTTCAGGACACTTCCACAAACGTCAAAAACAAGGCAAGATCCACTATATCGGCAATGCTTTCCCACATAACTATGCAGATGCTTGGGATGATGACCGTGGTATGATGATATTGGACCGTGAGAACGATGCAGAACCAGAGTATATCAACTGGCCCGACTGTCCTAAGTATCGTACAACAACATTAAGTAAGATATTAGATCCTGACTCAAATATTATTAAGTCTAATATGTACTTGAGAATAACAATTGATGTTCCTATTAGTTATGAAGAAGCACAATTTATCAAAGAAACATATATTTCTACACACGGTTGTAGAGAAATAACACTTATTCCACAGAAACAAATCGAAGAAATCAGTACAGAACTTGATATTTCTACATTTGAAAGTGTAGACGAGATTGTATCTAAAGAAATAACAGCAATAGACAGCGAAAACTTTAACAAAAAACTTCTATTGGACATATACAACGAGTTATAAATGATTAAAATTAAAGATCTAACAGTTAAAAACTTTATGAGTGTGGGTAATCAAACCCAAGCGGTTGACTTCAACAAGGAGCAACTAACTCTAGTGCTTGGCGAAAACTTAGACCAAGGAGGTGACGATTCTGGATCACGCAACGGTACAGGCAAAACAACAATCATTAATGCATTGTCTTACGCTCTGTACGGTCAAGCACTGACCAACATCAAGAGAAACAATCTTATTAATAAGACTAATTCTAAAGGGATGTTGGTCACCCTACATTTTGAAAAAGATGGAGTAGATTATCGGATTGAGCGAGGACGTTCTCCTAATGTGCTTAAATTTT